TATGCCCATGATGTGGATGGCTACGAGATAGGCATCTCCTATTTCATCAACTACAATCGCCAATATGTGAATGCATAGGAGAATAGGTATGGCTAAAGAAGAAGTATTCAGCAAATTCATATGGTCTATTGGTGGTTTGACTGAGGTTATTGGTCAAATGCACTGTAGCACCACTAATGAAGCTACTCAGCTACACTGGCATGATGATGAGAACTACTGGTTCACGTTAGAAATGCGTGAAGACGGTATTTATGCAGAGATAGACGATAGTACGGATGCAAAGACTATGTATGCTGCTATCGGATACTGCCAGTATCATGGCATCTCCTACAGTCTGATTTGGCAAGACTATAGAAAAGAGAAGTCCAATGGCTAAAGCTCCCTATGTAAGACCCCGAATGCGGGGCAATCGTATGGTCTACGGTGTTAGACCTACTAAGCAAGTTCTGGGAGCATTCCCAGAGCTAACCTTTGAAACCTATGAGAACAAACAGGACGCCAATGCCCGTGGCTATGAAATCAAACGTAAGTTTGAGGCTTGGAAGTCCGGCAACCATGATGATATTCATGTGGACGAGCGTTCTGTTGAAGCTCTTATTCAGGCATATAAACAATCCAATGCCTACAAGAACATAAAGAAGGCTGAGACTAGGCGTTCATACCTCAGTCACCTTAGATATGTTTCGTCTATACACGTAGGTAATGTGTCCTTTGATAGAATGCTTGTGTCAAACATAAACTACAAGTACGTACAAAATCTGTGGCAACACATACAGAATGATGTCTCTACACATAAAGCTAATCACACTGTGAAGGTATTAAAGCTGGTATGGATGGAAGCACTGCGCTCTGATAGCGTTAAGTCTAACCCATTCTCTCTACTTAAATTACCAAAGCTGCCTGACAGAGAGGTTTTGTGGCCCGAAGAGCATATACAGGGCATGATCGACTTCTGTGATGAACAGGGGCGACAGAGTATGGGTACTATGATCACTCTGTTGTATGAGTTTTGCCAGCGTGTAATTGATGTACGTCTACTAACATGGGACAACTTCGATCTAGAGGCTGGTCACTGTAATTTCACCCAACAAAAGACAGGGGCTAAGATGTCTATCTCTCTGACCCCATCTGTTCGTAAACGTCTGGAGCTACATACCCGTAGTAACAGGGACAACTATGTATTGCGTGAGGAAAGTACAGGCAAGCCATACACCAGTGATCGGGCAGTGAAGTCTTTTAGAAGATTAGCCAAAGCCTATAAGCTACCAACGTCATTTGATAATGCTACTGGTAAACTTACTAACATTTGGCTGAATGATCTGCGCCGTACAGGTACTACCCATGCAAGTCGTGCTGGTTGTACGGACAGAGAACTGATGTCTTTGACCGGACATCGCAACCCCCAGATGCTGGTAGTATACGCCAAGCATGGGAATATTGAAGCTGAGAACGCAATGCGTAAACGAGGGTTACTCTAAATGGAATGCTTTAAAGATAAGTACACTCATGCCGGACATGAAACTAAATACAAGGTGTTTTTGGTGTACGATGAAGAAACAGATACTGTTGAGCGGTTGGCTGGTATGGGGAACACTCTGCCCTATCCCCGCCTCACCTCAATGCTGGTAGGCGCTAGGTGGCAATCTGTTAGGACTAAGAAAACTTATGAGAGGATACTGTAATGGGTATTGAACAATTAACTGTAGATTATGTTGAACACAGTGGTGATGATATTTCAGTAGTCAATGCGGCTAGGGTATCCTTTGACAAAAAGTCTGAGGCTTTAGGCTATAGCGGTATTGGTGATGGTCCTATGATCCCTGTTGTGAATGATGTTGATAAGAAGCTGATCAAGTATTTGGCTGATCATGAACACTATAGTCCATTCAACCATACCTTTGTTACCTTCAGGTGTAGCGCACCACTCTTTGTGATGGGGCAGCTTAAGAAACATGAGTATATGCCTTGGAACGAAATATCCCGTAGATATATAAATAGTGAGCCTGAGTTCTACAGGCCAGATACTTGGCGTGAGCGTAGTGAGGATAAGAAGCAAGGCTCTTCTAGTACTACAATAGAAACCTTGCACTGGATGGAGCTTGATCATGAGCTAAGTACAGAAGAGCATCCGCTTTGGGATAATTGGGAAGAGCCAATATCAGAGTATACAGACTACGTGTATGGCGAAGTGTCTCGACTGTATACCCTGATGATAGATAACGGCGTCTGTCCTGAACAGGCTAGGATGGTATTACCTCAGTCGATGATGAGTTCATGGATATGGAGCGGTACAGTTAAAGCAATAGCTAAAATGTGCAAGCTTCGGTGTAAGCCTGACACGCAATATGAAAGCCGTGTGATAGCAGACAAGATCAGTGAACACATGCATACGCTGTTTCCGGTAAGCTGGTCTGCATTGATGGGTACTAACTACCCACGCATACGGCCTATGTCTGATGATGAGAGGCAGAGAGCCAAGGAGAAAGCGGAATGAAAGATAAAGTACAACCCATCAAGATAGTAGAGATAGAAGAGCATGAAAACGGCTCTGCTACTGTCCAAATTGAGTGTAGCCCTGAAGTTTTTGGACAAATATTTTCTCTGGGGTTCATTGAACTGATTAAGAAAGGGCTGGAAGCAGATGGTTAAGCTCTGCTACTATTGCGCTGTCACCGACAAGCTGTTGGCGCATAAGACCATCAACAGGCATATCGCAGAGCGAGAAGCCAAATACTTTAGGCGCAACTCAAGCTCTAAAGTCTACATCGTGCTAGAGTGATTCACTTCTAGTAAAACTATTGTCACATTGTCACTGTGCAATAACCAAAAGTGCAATGACAATGTGCCACCTAAAAACCACCTAAGCTATTGATTTCATTAAGTTTGGCTCCGGCGGTAGGGATCGAACCTACGACCAATTGATTAACAGTTATATAACTAATACAAGCACTTACAGAGACTGTAGTAGAATGACTGTTATCAGTAATTGGTTATAATAACTATGTATTAGGTGTTGACTGCAACATTTAATGCTGTATCCTTCGGATGCGCCCGATAGGGTGCATTATCAAAACTAGGACTATAACCATGACCTATAAGCAACAACTAAAGACAGTACAGACTATACCAGTACAAGAAGGTGAGACAGTAGTAGTAACATGTCCCTTCTGCTACGGCCCAAAGAAGTTGGCTGTATCAAAGTCTGGTGGTAAACTACTATGGTACTGTTACAGAGCATCGTGTGATGCTAAAGGTGCATACTCTGGCAGACGTAATCAGAAGGCTGTTAGAGATTATCTCAATAATACAGCCCCTACTAAGAATAAGCCTATTAAGCCTATTCCTTCTATAACAACGTCTGTTGAGAACCATGCACCAGCAATGGAATACTTGAAGAGCGTCAACAGTGTAGAAGCTTATCAGAATAAATATATAAACGTGCGGTATGCTCCGGCAGAGGACAGAGTATTATTCTATGGGCAGAACGGTGCTGTAGGAAGATCGCTTAGAAAGTTTGGCCCCAAGTGGCTATCCTATGGTGAACTGCCTGACGGTATACATGTAGGCTCTGGAGACATTGCAGTGTTAGTAGAGGACACGCCATCCGCTTGTGCAGTTAGTAGGCTGGAAGGTATAGTGGGAGTAGCATTGCTAGGAACTACCGTTACTTCTAGCATCAAGAAAACACTTAATAAATTCACTAACAAGTATTTAGTTCTTGACAAAGACGCTTCGCTGAAGTCTATTGCTCACATAAGGCGTGTAGATAGAAGCCTTAAAGTACGATTAACCAACGTAGATTTGAAGTATATGAATACTACTCAGATATACCAACTAATAAAAGGAGACTAGGATGCGGTATTTTAGCGCGATAGGGTTCTTTGGAAAACCAGTAAGTTCGTGGCTCAATCCCCCTCTTGCACCCCCCATGTATCTTTTTGCATAATTTTTAATTTTAATTAACAAAAGGATATATACCATGAAAGCACGGGCTATATGCCTCATTGATTATGAGATTGATGGTGGCTTTAAAGCAGCAGCCGAAGAAGAAAGTAAGCTGGAACAAGCAATTAAGAATTTGGTAACTGGGAACAAGAAAGTTGTACACTACCAGATTGAAATGCGGGAACGTAGAGGTGATAGCGCTCCTGACATTAAGAAAATGAAGTTCAGACAGAACTAATAAATCAAACAATTCATAGTTAAAAATAATTAGCCCTTCTGCAAAAGAGGGGCTTTTTTTATTTTTCTAATGGTGTTATAGATACCTCTCTATTAAGTGCCAACTGTCAGGATTAACTATGGACAAATCACTATTGAAGAACTGTTTGAAGTATGACTTCTATGAACAGAATAAGACTAAGCTAAGGGCATCGCTCTTTGAAGATACACTGAAAGAAGTGTACGAAACTATTATAAGCTCCCATGAGAAGTTTGCTCAAGACATAACCCCTCTTGAACTGTTTGCTTTTTGGAAGGCTAACAACCCTACCTCTACCAAGTCATGGGCTGATGATGTAGAGGATACTATTAATGCTACCAGCAATGCAGAGGACATTCATCCTGACATTGCTACAGACGTTATTGAAAACCTATGGCGTCAGAACGTAGGCTTAGATGTAGCCAACTTAGGTATCAAGATGTCTGAGGGCGAAGTCTCTGCAATGGATGATTTAAACAGACTACTGGATCGTGTCTCTGAGGGATACCTGCCTGATGACTTCGGTGATCCAACAACGGATGATATCTATGAGCTTCTGGCTGTAACATCGGATGAAAACAGGTGGAAGTTTAACATCGAAACCCTTAGCCGTAATGTCTACGGGGTTGGTGCTGGTGAGTTTGCTGTTGTGTTTGCTTGTCCTGAGACAGGTAAATCAGCATTCATTGTTAGTCTATGCGCTGCCCCAAACGGCTTCTGTGAGCAAGGTGCTAAGGTATTATACTTGGGTAATGAAGAAAGCACCAAGCGTACCAAGCTACGGGCTATACAATCATATACTGGTCTGAACCGCGAAGAGATAGAGTTTGATCCAGTAGCTGCCCTATCCCGATACTCTGGTATTAAAGACAGTCTCATCATGAAGGATATTCAAGAATGGGATGTCCAGAAGATGGAAGCTTACATCAATAAGATGAAGCCGGACTTGGTTATATTAGACCAAGCCGACAAGTTAGCTGTAGCTGGTCAGTTTAATGCCG